ATTGTGGCGTCGGCGTCCACGGTCTACGCGCCCACTGTGACGCTAGGCGGTGTTACGCAGGACGTCGCACCGGCTTACATTGCGGCAACGACGACGGTTCACGCGCCCACGGTGCAGCCGGGTGCGGTGACTATCGGCGCTGCGTTTGTGGCGTCTGGTGCGACAGTCTACGCGCCGACCGTTGGCGTTGGTGTTGTTGTGGTAAGCCCGGATGCAATCAGTGCAACGGCAACAGTCTACGCACCGACGATTGCGCGCGGTGCGGTGCAGGTTGCGCCCAACGCCATTGCATCCACAGCGCAGGTGTTTGCGCCCGCGCTGAATGTGGGCGGCGTGACGATATTACCCGATGCCATAGCCAGTGTGGCGCAGGTTTACGCGCCAAACGTTCTGGCGGGCGGCTCTCTGATTGAGCCTGACGCTATCAGCAGCGGCGCGCAGGTTTACGCGCAGACTGTACAGCCTGGCGCAGTCATAGTTGCGCCAGACGCCATAGCAAGCACGGCGCAGGTGCATGCGCCGCAAGCCGTGCCCGGCGCAGTAACAATTGTGCTGGATGCCATCGAAAGTGCGGCGGTGGTCTATGCGCCCGAACTGACAAGCGGCGCTTCGATTTCACCTGACGCAATTGCAAGTGCAGCGCAGGTGTTCGCCCCCACGTTGACGCCGGGGCCGGTGACAGTTGCGCCGGACTACATCGGCAGCACAGCCATTGTGCATGCGCCCACAGTGCAGGGGGCGGAATGGATCATCGAGCCGCCCTTCATTGCGGGCAGTGCGCAGGTATTTGCGCCGGTTGTTGTTGTGGGGGCCGCGACGGTTGCGCCGGATGCCATAGCGTCGGCGGCGCAGGTATTCGCGCCTATCGTGCAAGGGGGCGGGGTTGTCGTTGCGCCGGACGCCATCGCAAGCAGTGCGCAGGTGTTCACCCCCTACCTGATTTTGTTCGGCATTCTGACGGCGGCGGGGCGCGTGAGTACAGTGGCTGGAGAAACACGGGTTGCAACAGTAGTTGATGACAGGGTGCTAATCGTTCCGGGCGAAAACCGGCTAACAACAGTGGAGGCATGAAATGGCAAGCGTCGTATACCCGAAAGCGAAAGAACAGTTTCTGCAAGGCGGCATCAATCTCTCGAGTGGCGTTGTGCGCGCCGTGCTGATTGACACCGGGACGTACACGTACAACGCAGCGCACAACGCGTATGACGACTTGACCGGCGTCGTAGCAACGGAGACGGGCGCGCTCACGGGCAAGACCTTTACCAATGGCGTCTTTGACGCCGACAACGCAACCGTCACGGCGGCAACCGGCGCGACTGCTGAGGCCATCGTGCTATTCCTCGACACCGGCACACCGGCGAATGACCTGCTGCTGGCGTACATCGATTCCGGGACGGGGCTACCTGTCACCCCGAATGGCGGCGATATCACGATTTCTTGGTCGGCATCTGGGATCTTCGCGCTGTAGGAGGCGATCATGGCCGACCGATTCATCAAAGACCCGGACGCCATCCTTGACTATGCGGTGGATTGGGAGGCATGGCTGGGCACAGACACGATAGCAAGCGTGACGTGGACTGTGCCCGCTGGCCTGACGCTGGACGCACAAAGCCACACCGACACAATCGCGACGGTGTGGCTGTCGGGCGGAACGGCGGGGCAGAGTTATGCGCTGGGCTGTGCGGTGACGACGGCTGTCGGTCGCGTGGACGAACGCACGCTAACCATTGTGGTTGTGGAGAGATAGGGCATGGCAAAGAAAGCCGTCTGGCAGAATCGCATCGTGGGCCATGCAGACGTAGACCCGCAGACACTAACCGCCAACCCGCTCAATTTTAGACGCCACCCGAAGGCGCAGGCCGACGCGACCAGTGTCGCGGCCGGTGACCAACCGGACAAGGGCGGTGCAACTCCGCCCCCCCCGCTCCATACACCGGAGCGCCTGCCATGACTGCGCCGAAGGGTGCGACCAGCGCACACCGCATTGCCGAAATTGAGCGCCGCACGCAGGCGCTGCGCTACCGCAAGGCGGGCCTCTCCTACGAGCAAATCGGCGCGCAGATGTCCATTACACGCCAGGCAGCCTACCAGTTGGTGCGCAAATCGCTGGACAGCATGCAGGCGGAGAATGTGGAGTCGCTGCGCACGCTCGAGAATGAGCGCCTTGACGATATGCTGCGCGCCATCTATGCAACTGCCACGAAGGGGGACACCGGCGCGATTGACCGCATCCTGCGCATTATGGAGCGGCGCGCCAAACTGTGGGGGCTGGACACGCCTGTGCGCAATGAGCACACGGGCAAGGACGGTGGGCCAATTGCATTCAAGGGTGCACTGGCGACCTACGAATTGGGGGCCGATGAAGCCGGGACAATCTTTGATGAGCTTGCGGCAATTGGCGCACTCCAACCCGCGCCTGATGACGCCGCGGGTGACGCCATACATTCCGTTCCGTCCGACGCCTAAGCAAGCCGCCTTCTTGCTGCTGCCCCATCGCGAGGCGTTTTACGGCGGCGCAGCGGGTGGGGCCAAGAGCACGGCCTTGCTCATGGCGGCGCTGCAATACGTGGATGTGCCAGGCTATGCTGCGTTGCTCCTGCGCCGCACCTATGCCGACTTGTCGCTACCCGGCGCGCTTATGGACAAGGCGCACACATGGCTGCAAGGCTCGGATGCCCGTTGGCGGGAGAACACAAAGACGTGGGAGTTCCCGAGCGGAGCGAGCATCACATTTGGCTACCTGGAAGGGCCGCGTGACCACTTTCGCTACCAGTCTTCGGAATTTCAGCTGATTGCGTGGGATGAACTTTCGCAGTTTGACGAACGCCAGTACCTTTACATGTTCTCCCGCCTGCGCCGGCTGAAGGAATCCACCGTACCGCTGCGCATGCGTTCCGCAAGCAATCCCGGCGGCACAGGGCATGCGTGGGTTTACGAGCGGTTCGTTGTGCCGGAATTGCGGCGTGACCGCATCTTCATTCCGGCCAAGCTGGCGGACAATCCGCACATCGACCGGGCAGAATATGAGCAGAGCCTGTCCAACCTGGACGATGTGACGAAGGCTCAATTGCTGGAAGGGCTGTGGGTGACCGACCCGGCAGGGAAGCCATTCCTCGCAGAGTGGTGGCAGCGGCGCAACCGCTTTGCTCTGGACGACTACCGGCTGCGCAATACGGTGGTGGCGCGCTGGATCAGCATCGACACCGCGCTGAAGGACAAGGAAACGAGCGACTACAGCGCGTTTGTGGTGGGGGAACTGACGCCGGATTATCGGTTGCTCATTCGCCACGTGCGGCGCGACAAGCTTCAGTTTCCCGACTTGCCGGCCACGATTGAATTCATGGCGCATCGATTCAATGAGGACGGCAAATTGCGCGCCGTGATCATCGAGGACAAGGCTAGCGGTACAAGCGCATATCAGACGCTGCTGCGCTCTGCCCCCGACTGGCTGCGCAAGCTGCTGATCGCATTTACGCCCACGGGCGACAAGGGGCAGCGGGCGCGCCAAGCGGCGGTGTGGTGCAAGCGGGATTGCATCTGGCTGCCAAAGCCAAGCAACGAAGCGCCGTGGCTCTATGATTTTGAGAACGAGATGTACAACTTTCCGGACGTTGGGCATGACGACCAGGTGGACGCCCTTTCGCAGTTGATTTTGTACACCGAAAACTATATTGCGGAGGGGCATGAAATGCGTGCGGGCCGATTACAGCAACCAGAAGAAGAACTCGAGGCGGAATATGCAGCCTGATTTCGGCCCCTTCCAGGGCTACTACGCGGCGTGGTGGTCATACGTGCAGCTCACGCTGCGCACGAAGATGCGCGCCTTCAACTGGGCCGAGCATTATGACGTGCTGCGCGGCTACTACCTGAACAACGGTTTGTACGAGGCGCTGGACGTGGCGCTGAGCGGCGGGCGTGGCGTTGACGCCACGCTGAAGCCGCTGCGCAACCCCGCCTTTCGCATTGTCGAATTCTATGCGGCCAAGATGTGGCCTGGCGCGCTGCCGGCTGCGCTGCCCCTTGTGGCCGACAATGCGGCCATCATTCCCGCCATTGAGCAAGTGTGGCAATGGAGCAACTGGGGCGCGGAGAAGGAGACGGCGGCGCGCTGGTTTGCCATGTACGGCGACCTGTTCATCAAGGTCTCCACCCGCACGGACGACAGCGGGCGTGTGACGCGCGTCTTTCTGCAGAACTTGCCGCCGCAACATGTGACATGGTTCACCGCAGATGAACGCGGCTATCTCACGTCCGTGCGCCTGGATGTGCCGCGCCTGCGCGATGTGGGCAACGGCGAACAGGAGCCGTACATCTACACGGAGGTGTGGACGAAGACGGACATGCGGGCGTGGGAACACAAGTGGACGGCTGCCACGCCGGTGGAGCGGCTTGGACAGCCCGTGCGCAGTGTGCCGCTCTCGGAGTTTGGCATTGACTTCATTCCGATTGTGCGCCAGCAGTTGCGCCCTTCAGGCGGTGACCGCGGTAACGGCGCTTTCATCCAGAGCCTTGACAAGATCGATGAAGCGAACCGGCTGGCGACGCGTCTGCACCAGTTGCTCTTTCGCTATAACAAGCCCACATGGGCAATGGCTGGGG